TCTCTGTACGAAGTAGCGGCCGGCGACACCCTGGCCGGCATTGCGGACGCTCAGCACGTGCCAGGAGGCTGGCAAGGTCTGGCCAGCACCAACCATCTCAGTGATCCGAACATGATCTATCCGGGTCAGGTACTCAACGTGGATTAAGGGGGAACGATGAATCGGCGTAGCTTGGCATTGTGTGGTGCTATTTTGACTGCGGGTATTGTGCTCGGCGGGTGTTCGCACAACCCTAACCCTAATCAGCCTCCGGTGCCGACCACCGCAGCCACGGACGCTAACGGCAACAATGCCAAGCTCGTCATTCCCTCTGATCTGGTCGGCAAGAATGCTCAGCTCGCGGATGACGAGCTCCGTAAGGTGGGTTTCGTCAACATTAAGTACGGCACGCAGGACACCACCTTGGCAGCTCCGGACCCGGCACACCTCGCGGACTGGAACGTCACGGCTGTCGAGCCTGCTGGCGGTCAGACGGCTCAGTCCAATGACAACATTGTGGTGACCGTCGTTAAGAAGTAAATAGGGATGGCTGAAGCCTCCCTCTAATTGTGGAGGGAGGTGATGCCAATATGGTCGCCGGTAAAGAAGCAAGCCCAGAAGACGTTAAAAATACAGAGAGATTACGTCAATACTGGGAGCACGGCGAGGGTTGAATGCGCGCCGCAAAGATTCAATGGGGTGTTCCTGGGGATTTTGCAAGATGCGTAACGGAGCTTAGGAAATACATTTCCGACCCTGAAGGTTACTGCGCACTCATGCATGTGAGAGTGACCGGGGCAAGACCAGGACATGCGCCGGGAGTGGAAGAAGCAGCGTATAAGGCTAAGCACGACAAGGGCAAGAAGGGCAAGTGATGAAGTTCTTCTTATGGGCACTGGTCCTTCTTGCTCTGTTTGTAGTGGCTCAGGCCTTCGCCGGTTTTTGTCGCAATCCTCTGGGTTTGCCGAACGACGATATTAACAACAATGAGTGATCTTCTGGTCATCGTGCCTACCCGCGGTAGGCCGCAGAATGCTCAAATGTTTTATGATGCCTGGAATGTGGCCACTCTCGACACGGATTTAGTTTTTGTTTGTGATGAAGATGACCCGCTACTGGGCACCTACAGGTATCGTATGACTATGATGCCGCGGGCATCATGGTTTATCGCCCCTCCCAAGCTTCGTATGGTCGGGGCATTGAATATGGCCGCGCTGAACTTTGCTGTGGATTATAAGTATCTGGCTTTTATGGGTGATGATCACCGATGCCGGTCTCTGCACTGGGATAAAGTAGTCCGCGAGGCTATTGGTGATCGCAAGATTGCTATTGCTTATGGCAATGACTTGTTGCAGGGTGAGGCCATGCCCACCGCGGTGATTATGACAAGCAACATTGTCAGCACTTTAGGTTATATGGTTCCCCCGACACTCGAGCATTTGTGCGCGGATCTTGTTTGGCTTGACTGGGCTAATGCCTTGGATTGTCGGATCTATTTAGATCATGTCGTTTTTGAGCACATGCATCCGGCCAATGGCAAGGCGATTACGGACACTGGTTACCAACTAGCTAATTCACCAGCACAGGTCAAACGTGATGCCGATGCTTATTACGAGTATAAAGATGGCGACTTTAAGACTGACATTGAGAAATTAAAGCCTTTGGTGTAGAATGACCAGTTCCGCGACGTTAAGGAGCATGGTCATGAGTAATTGCGGATGCTGCGGAAGTTGTACCGGGGCCGGTTGTGGATGTTGTAGCAACTGTGGCTAGGTGATTGGTGCCCGTTGGGGGCGGGCACCGTTATTCAGCACTCCTGATCCGGCGATTACCACCACGCTTGCCAATGATCTGAGGAGACCAGCCACCTTTATCCCGCTGAACGAATGCTTGAGTTAGGCCTTTGTCGCCAATTGGTTCGATTCGGTCTACTGTGCCAGGCATCCAGACTTCAGGGAATCCGGGAGTGTCGAAGTCAACTTCGAGAGTTTCAACTCGCTGACCTTCAGTGTACTTAGCCATTTCAAACTCCTTAGCTCGTTCTTGCTTTGACACCTACTATATCGAATCCTAGGCACTAGACGTTACGTCCGGTAGGGTGACGTTCCATGACGTTGATCGTGGTCCCCTGGCGAGACGACGGGTCGCGAGCTCGAGCCTGTGAGTACGTGTGCCGGCGGCTCAGAGCGGTCTTGCCTGGTGCTCCCCTTGTTCTTGCTGACTCTGGCCATGAGTTGTTTAACCGTGGTGCCAGTCGCAACCTGGGCGTTAAAATGGCTGGTCACGATGAGATCGTGGTCGTCTGCGACGCGGATACGGTGCCCGATGGCGGCAGCCTGAAGGCTGCGCTGGTTGCGTGCCGCGGAGGCCTGCTGCACTACCCCTTCAGTGTGGTCAACTACCTCACGGAGGCCGGCACAGATCTCGTGCTTGCTGGCCAGCCACCCGACCCAAGCCGTATCGAGTTCTCCCTGCCGGAAGCCCATGGCGGATGCATGGTCATGTTGGCAAGGGATTGGATCTCGATTGGTGGCATGCCTGAGGATTATGAGGGCTGGGGATTCGAGGATAATGCCTGGTATGCCATGGTGCGGGACCGTCTAGGGACACCTGTGCACCACGGAGGCGTGGCCTGGCATCTCTGGCACCCTGCCGACCGCTACGCTGGCACGCTCGAGCAGACCCGTAACTGGCTGAAAGCACGGAGAGCACTGGGGACGTGAAAAAAGCTCTGATCACCGGATCTTCCGGCATGATAGGTCGGCACTTTGCCGAGTATTTAATAGATCAGGGCTGGTACACACGAAGGATCGATATTAAGCGCGGAGTTGATGCGCGTCAATTCTTCTTGCATGATGACAACCATTATGATCTAGTGCTCCATTGTGCCGCGCATGTTGGTGGTCGGCTGGACATTGAAAATAAAGCTGCGTTTATCGGTGCTTATAATGTTCAGTTAGATGGAGCTTTATTCGAGTGGGCTCTTCGCGCCCGTCCGGCGCATGTCGTTTACTGGTCTAGCTCCGCGGCGTATCCGATAGCTGCTCAAAACATGACTCTTCCTCGAAGACTTCATGAGGAAGATATTAATTTAGTTCGTCCTAAACCTGCTGACTTCACTTATGGGTGGGCTAAGCTTGTTGGCGAGAGACTAGCCTATGAGGTACAGCAAGAAGGATTAAAAGTTCACGTATTCCGCCCGTTTTCGGGTTATGCCTCTGACCAGGATATTTCGTATCCGTTTGGTGCTTATGTAGCTCGCGCAGCCAGGCGAGATGATCCGTTTTTAGTTTGGGGCGATGGCGAACAAGTCAGAGATTTCATACACATCGATGACATTATTGCCGCAACCATGGCCGCGGTTGATCAGGATTACCCTAGGCCGCTCAATCTCTGCTCCGGCATTCCCACAAACTTTAATCAACTTGCCAAGCTTGTTACTTCGCTCGCCGGATACTCGCCTACCATCGTGCACGATCGAACCAAGCCGGAAGGTGTCCGCTACCGGGTAGGTGATCCGACCGAGATGCTCAAGGTTTGGACTCCGCGGGTGACGCTTGAGGATGGGATTAAAAAAGCGTTATCACAATGATAGCAACGGCGGCGAACACTGCTGCGATTGCCGCGATGATCTGGCGCTCGTAAAATTCCTGATCTTCGGCGGTCCGGTAGGTCTTCTTCACTGTTCTCATCTCCTTCTCTCACTTAGTACATCGGATCTGAGGTACTAATTGTTACACCTCCCATAACATGAATCCGGAGAGTAGACCGAGCACCAAGAAGATGCCGGCGTACAGGGACAGCCAAGGTTGACCGTCCAGCGCCAGGTACAGGCACTCTGCTCCGGCAGCTACGGTCACGGTGGTTACACAGGCCAGCATGACTGCCTCCGTGGTTCTCATGGGTCAAAGTTAGGGCCCTCCGGAGAGGGCCCGTAGTGTTTAGAGAGTCTGGGCGACTTCCTTGCCCTTGTCAGTGATTCGGTAGCGGTTGTCGTAGGTATTGAGTTCGGCAAGGCCGAGCTCTGCCAGGCTGGCCAAAGTGTTGGCCCGCGGAGTGGTGCACTTGCCCATGAGAGCACTTAGGTCTTCTCGGTCCTGCCAAGGCCGGCTATCGTTCTCAAGAAACCTGACTGCGAAAATCTGAGCTTTGGTGAGTCTCACTGTGGCTCCCTGGGTTGTTTTCCGCTCTGACATCTAGTGTATCGGATTCTAGGCAGTGAGTGTTACATCGTTCGGTTAAAAGTTAGGGCCCTCCGGAGAGGGCCCTAAGTCATGATTCGATCCGATCTCGGACACTTATCCAGTAGATACCGTCCTTGTCTTCTTTGTACTTCCGTGGCCCGGTAATGAACTCAAGATTCCACCAACCCTCACGACGGTCGCGGCACTCGTCTTCGATGGTTGATCTTCCTGACTTCTCTGGGTAGTACTTCACAAGACGAGCTTTGCCCACCTTGCGGTACTGGATCATTTCGCCTTCGGTGAGTGGCCGTGTATTCATCATAATTCCCTGGCTCGTTGTCCGTCTGACATCTAGTGTATCGGATTCTAGGCAGTGAGTGTTACATCGTTCGGTTAAAAGTTAGGGCCCTCCGGAGAGGGCCCGTGCTGGGTTATTACCTACTGGCTAGCCATTGACGGATGGCCTTCTCGGATCGACTCCGATCACGGTTTTGAGCTGAGATCAACGGCTGAGCGTCAGGGAAATCAGGAGCCCACTCTTCGACGTAGTACACACCTTCGTAGTACTGGCCACCATTGGGGTCATACTTCAGGGTTGCCCACGCGCCGCGATCGTTGGTGTTCCGAACGTTGATCTCGATTTTCATTGTGACTCCCTGACTCGTTCTCTCTGTCCCTTACATACAGTGTATCGGATTCTAGGTACTAGGTGTTACACCGTCTGGGTAAAAAGTTAGGGCCCTCCGGAGAGGGCCCGTGACCTGTTAGATGATCTGAGCATCCTTCGGACGTTTGAAGATGGCAAAGCTAGGATCTCCACCCTTGCTGGCAACGAGCTCCGCGACGAACCGCACACGCTGACCCTTGAGAGCTTCAAACTGCTCCGATTTAATCGGATTGCGAACTAGGATGCTGGGAACGGTGCCCCATACCCGGTAACCGTCACACTCAACGGTCATCTTCCAAACGAGCTTGTCATAGTATGAGTAGCGGTCCTGCTCACCCTTGACGCTGATAATCGTGCCCGCAACGATGACACCCTTGCCGAGTGGCGCGGTCTTCTTGGTGGCTTGCTTGGCCTTCCGGCTAGCGTCCCGTTCCATGTTCTGTCGCACCGCGGCAGCCTGGCGCTCACTCAGCGGGGTCTGGTCAATGATCAGTTCGACCATGCTGGCAAGGAAGCCGTAAGCGTCGAGCTCGACCTTCTTAGCCCAGGCAACGATGTCCTCATTGCCGTCGGCTACCCACGCATCGAAGACACTCTTCTTACGGTCAGCTTTCGCCTCCTGACGTTGCCGGCGCTGGCGCTCGAGCCGATCCTGCCTGGCCCTGAGAGTCTTGATAGCGGACTCGAGCTCGTATGTGGTGGCCATGGTGCCCCATGCAGCTCCGTGGTTTGCACCACCACAAGCGCATGAACAGTTCGGGCCAGTCGCGCCCATGCACCGTGCGTCGCAGATCTCTTCGGTGGTGACCGCCGCGAGACGCTCAACTTTGAGGGTTAGACCACAGGCACCGGGGCAGTCAATGGTTAGGAAGAGCGGCAGTGACCGCGGGTCGATCTCTTCACTGCCCCTGACAACACGGTATGGCCGGTCGCACCGCTCACAAGTACCGAGGTAGTAGTTGGTGGTGCTGACTGTGGTGATGGTTTCCATCGCTGGCCCCCTGGCTAGTTGTCTGTTGTCCGTTTGACATCTAGTATATCGAATCCTAGGTACTGGATGTTACAGCCGAGCGGGTGAGTTTCATGGATAGAGGTGACTGCAACCCGCTGCTGTGCAACCCGACCGGCCCGCATCAGCCGTTCGGCAGTGTCTTGCTGGACGTGGCTGATAGCGTCCGACTGCTGGTCATCATCGGTGCGTTCGTCTTGGTCTTCGCTACCGGCATGGCCTGGCAACGCTCGGTGCCCGGCGGTGGGCAACGACTGAGGTACACGTCGCTGGCTCTGTTCGCCGCGGTGGCAATCGGTACTGAGCTCGAAAATATAGGCAACCTTCCTTCCTATCGACTAATTATCACTGCTGCCGGCGTGATATGCGGGACGATAGGACTATGGAAGTTCAGACGAGAGCAGCTATCGGAGATCAACAGTGGTCAAGAGGGTACTCATTAAAATTCTTTTTATTCTGCTGGCTGCTTTTATAGTCAGGTTGGCTTGGGAAATTTACCGAGTGCCTCAATTTGAGGCAGACCAGTGAAATATCTGCATCCGGCAAATATCCGGATTCATGGAAATAAGGATAAGCTCGATCTCGCGGTAGATAAATTTGTTACTTATTTTGGGTCGTTGCGGTTCCTGGCGTGGCAAACCCTCATAATAGCTATTTGGGTAACAATAAATATTTTGGCGTTTGTTCGGCATTGGGATCCGTACCCGTTTATCTTGCTGAACTTGGTATTTTCCACTCAAGCCGCGTACGCTGCTCCACTAATTTTGATGGCCCAGAATCGCCAGACCGATCACGACCGTATCTCCGCGGAAGAGTCTTACCGATCGATCGCGGATATTAGGCAACAGTTGGTAGAGGTAAAAAATTTTCTTGTGCCACAAGAGGCCCCGCCGGAGCGGGGCTCTTGATTCGGTTCACGAGTTGTTAACGGCTAAGTCCTCAATGATCCGGCCAAGATTATCGGCGTCAATGTCACGGATCTGGTCAAGGACTATGTAATCTAGCTTCTTCATTCGGCCGATCTCGATATCATAAAGATCGCTGCCATTGAGTTTCACGATGATCCTACGCTTACCCGTGATCTTCACATCAAACTGAATGTAGCCATCGGACTTGCTATAGCACCGATTACTGACACATAGACGGAGCATGCGCCATGGGTCATCATAGTTGATCTGTGCAAAAGCCTGTGCCGCGTCGATGGTAGTAGGGCTGTCGTTGACAATGCTGATCATTGTATTTGCTCCTTGGATCTGCTCTCTGTTTGACATCTAGTGTATCGGATTCTAGGTACTAGATGTTACGTCCGGATGGGTGATGACCGTCATGGGTTATAGCCGAGTGTCTAATAAGTGGGCTGATAGCGGCAGGTCACAGAGACTCCCTCCGGACTGGCCAGCAAGGAGGGCCAAGGTACTGAAGCGTGATGGAAGGATCTGCTGGCTCTGTGGTGGTGCCGGCGCAGACGCGGTAGATCATAAGGTCCGGGGCGATGATCATTCAGATGCTAATTTAGCAGCAGTACATCAGGATGTGTGGCCTTACTGCCACCGCAAGAAGAATGCAAGCGAAGGTCATGCCGCGCGATGGCGCCATCGCATGGCGCGCAGTCCTGAACGGCATCCTGGTTTGCTGTGAGATTGGTAGTAGGTAATCGGAGATAGGCAGATGTGCCTGCTTGGACTGTCGAGTCTCGAGCTCGAAAAGTTACATGGAGGGCCAAATTTTTGAGCTCAGCAAACCACCAGAGAATCCATAGCAAAATATCAGGGTGCTAAGCTTGACAGCTAATAGGGGTGGGGTGTACCCTCTCGCGCTTCATTCCAGCACCGGAAGGTACTGCGGCTCGCGGTGCGAGCGGGTTTGGGCATTAAAAATGGAGGTTCAGGAGCATGGGTGGAAGGGGTCCGGCGCCTCAAGCCGCACGGGTAAGGCCAACTGACAACAAAGCACGTCAAGCCGAGATAACAGAGCTTGAGGACACGGGCGAGCTCCATGGGCCCCCACTCCCTGAGGGGATGCTTCCGGATAACGACCCGTGGCATCCACGGACGGTCGCACTCTGGGAATCGCTCCGACGATCACCCTTGCTGGCTGACGAGCCATCTCTCGGGTGGGAGTTCTTACTAGATACAGCCCTTATGCATCACACGATGTGGACTCGAGGCAGGTGGGAGTTCGCCTCAGAGGTGCGCTTGCGCCTGGCCAAGTACGGGGCGACCCCTGAGGACAGGCAAAGGCTCAAGCTCAAGATTAAGACGCCCGTAGACAAGCCTCAGCAGTCCAAGGCTTCGGGCACAGACGGCACGGTCTCAGACATCGCGAGCCGGCGAGCTCGGCTGTCCTAGAAGCCTCTGAAGACCGCAGCCATGCGTGCAGTGAGGTACCACGTCGTACCTAGGGCGGTCATGACATTGCTGCCGACCAGCACGAACACCCAGACCCACCACGGCATGCCGGCCAGCCTACCGGCCGCGCAGTCTCGGAGGCACCGCGTGGCTGAGGAAGTCCTCGAGCGTCACGGTCTGTGGGAAGGGTGCTGCACCGTCTAGCACCACAGACATGGTATCCGGGTCTGTACTCATCACCCTGACCACTACTAGGCCGTGCTGGGTGTCTAAATCCCACTCCCAGACGGTATCGACGGCCGGCAGATCACTCATGACCAGAGACTAACAACCAGAGGGGGGTAATCGCCGTGGTTACCCTCGGTTCAGACGTCGATCAGCTCACCGTGATTATTCCGGTAGGGGCCTCATTCATCACAACCCTAACCGCGGCGACTCCGTGGCCGGTAGGCACCGTGATTGAGTTGCACCTGATGAATGATATATCAGATAGTCCGGTGATCTGGTCGGCCACCATTTCAGGTACCGATGCGACATTCAATATTCCACCGAGCCAAGTGCAGACAGTCACAGACGCACGTTTGTCTTTGGCGAGGCTTATCTATAATCCTGGTGGTTCCGGTGCCCTGCTTTGGGCCCATGGCACGATTAGGTACATCTAATGCCTATCGTGCTGGCGCCTGACATCACGGTAGAGATAGACCCTCCAGATATACCGGTCTTGACGTTGGGTGCGCCGGACGCGTCCTTGGTCACGGTTAATCCTCCGGATGTGCCGACGACAAATACCGCGCCACCCGCGGACTCATCAGTGACTGTGGTACCGGTTGTAGGTCCTCCAGGCCCTAGAGGTCCGGCCGGGACTTCGACCAATGCGTCTTGTGTATGGCCAGTACAAACGCCAGTGTATTTAGTGCAGGTCATCCATGAACTTGGATTTTATCCGGCAGGTGTCCTCGCGGTGGATACTCAAGGTAACCCAGTCGAGTACGCGAAACTTGCTTATATCTCGACAGACATCGCGGAAGTATCGTTTGATGTGCCTTTCTCGGGCACTATTTATCTGAGCTAGGGGTAATTATGCCGCGCCGGTTCGCAACCAGCATTGACTTAATGGGCCTGGCGCTGCTCAATGCTGCCCTCAACCCGGTATCGTCTGATCCTGCTGGCCTTGGTGCTGGTGATGTTGGTCGGATGTGGGTTAATACGGCGGTACCTACTGTTAAGTACTGGAATGGTACTACTGCAATTGACTTGCTAGCTCGAGCCAACCAGACTGGTACTCAGCTGGCTAGCACGATTTCGAACTTCACCGCGGCTGTCCAGGCTATTCAATGGTCATCCATGGCGACGCCTACGGGCTCTGTCAACATGGGAAGCCAGAACTTCACCAACTTGGCTGCCGCTAGTGGTTCTGGCCAAGCTGTTGAGTACGCACAATTTAATAACGCTATCGCGGCAGTGCAGTCTGGTATGGACTTCAAGGCACCGCCAGCCACGGTGGTTGTTACCACCAATATGTCGCTGAGCTCTCCCGGTGCAACAATTAACGGCCATACTATGGTGGCCGGTGATACTGTTCTTCTGACTGGACAGAGCACAGCTAGCCAAAACGGCATTTACACTTGGAATAGCTCGACAAGCCTGACGCGACGTTCAGATTCGAATACTAATACGTCGATCTATTCCGGCACAATGATTTCCGTCGGTGCCGCTGATAACACCAATCCTGACACGGTCTGGATGCAGACCACCGTCGGTACAGGCACTAACGGTGCCATTGTTCTTGGCACTGACTCTCAGACCTGGATTAAGCCGTTCACTACGACGACTTATACTGCTGGCAACGGCATTAACATCGTCGGCAGCACAATCTCGGCTAAGCAGGGTACAGGTACTGCCCAGTCGGCCAATGCAGCGATGAATGCCAATAACGGCATTCTGGTAGATGCTAACGGCATCTACATTGACCCGGCTACTGGTGTTAAGAAAGTCTACGGCACCATTCCAGCATCAACCACGGGTATTTACACTGTTTCTGGTGCCGTGGTGACGATTGCCCATGGTATGAACAATAAGTATGTTCAAGTTCGTGTCTTTGCGGGCTCCTCACCTCCCACCATTGGAGGATCTACCCCGTCGGCTGGTGAGGAAATTGAGGTGCAGATTATTCGCAGCGACACTAATAACGTGCAGTTGACGTTCCCTGCTGCGCCAGCAACTAATAACTACGACTTTTCTATTCAGGGTTAGTTTATGGTTAGGTATTTTGGCACACAAATCCAATTGCCTGCCGACCCTTCTGGCACTATGCAGGCTGTCACCAAGCAATACGCTGATGCTGGTGATTTAGATGCTGCCCGTCGGCCCACTTATCCGATGGATCAATCTGGTTTCGTGGCTCTCACTATGCCGATTGAGTGCATTGCATTGGCCCAATCGGTATCAGTCAATACCATTGAAATTGCTCGCATCTATGTGCCAGCAAATAAAGCCATCACAGGTGCAGCTATTAACGTAGCGACGGCAGGCACTACACCTGGTTCGACCAACGCAAGTGGATTTGCTTTGTATGCCGATGACGGGTCATCGCAGTTAGCTATTACAGCAAACGACTACACACTGTTTACCACAGCTGGGTGGCGGTCGAAAGCGTTTAATTCGCCCGTGGCTGCTCAGTCCACCGGCCGGTTTCTTCGAATAGCTTTCATCCATACTTGTTCGGTTACACCAAAATTTGGTGCTAGTGTATCAACGGCATCAAGCACGTGGAACTTTATTGTTCCGAGCGGTACGCACCGTCGGCAGGTATTTCAGACATCGACTCTGACGTTCCCTGCAAGCTTCACTGCATCAACTTTTGGCACTTTAGATAACCCGTTGCTGTGTATGGGTTTGTACTAAGAAAGGTTGCCAATGTTCACCGATTACGGAGTGTTTACCGTCACGGGTGCTGCAATCAGCGTGGACGAGGGTGAACCACAACAGATCAGGACGGTCAGTGCTCCTGATGGTATGGTCATTATTAGCGCGTCAGCGTACTACTATCCAGCTTATGACAATGCTCCAACCGATATTGGACAGGCTTACGACAATAGGCCAGCGTTCGTATCAATCACATCGGATGGCTCCGCGGTAGAACTTCTTAGCGCACCGGTCATGTCAGCTCAATATCCGTCAGCCGCGGTTGTTCAGATGGTATGTGCACGGGTGGCTAATGATTAAGAGGTGATGACATGCCACGACGTGTCATCACCGCAAAAGAGCATGACCGTGATCTGTCGTTAGGCTGGCTGCTTCTCGCTTGGATGGAGTACTTCTGTGTCCACGGGCCCGGAGATGTCCAAGGCGAGCCAGTTAGACACGGAGATGAAGTCTCCGGTTTTATCGTGGATTGCTACGCACTTGACAGTGCCGGGCGACGACTCTACGATTCCGCATTTTTCAGCCGTCCAAAGGGATGTGATAAATCAGGTTTGGGCGGCCGGCTTGGTCTCACGGAAGCCTTTGGCCCGTGTCGTTTTCTCGGATGGGCTGAGGGTGGCGAGATCTATCGTGACCCCTGGGGTCTAGGTTTCGAATAC